TAAACACATGTATTCTATCAAAATATCTATACATTCGTAAGCCCTTGTACCAGATAGTCTCCATCTCCAGGTTTGTGTCCAATTTGGCTTTCTAATTCGCACTTTCATTACATTACCGCCAAAAAAATCAGAAAATCTATCTAAAATATCTTTATCACACATCTCAATACCACATTGAAATGATTTTCTTCCGTTACCCTTACCCCAAATACCAAAACTACCCTCACCATCAAAAAGACCAGCTAGGAAAAGTATTTTATTTTTTTCTGAAAGATTTTCGTAAGAGTTTTTTGCCATCTTGAACTTTTATTCCTTGTGGATTTGGTCCTCTCTTAGGCGGTGGCCCAGATTTAACTCCTCCACTTAATGAATTATTTTTTCGTTGCGTCAAGTTTCTCTCTCGCTATTTCTAAACGTTCATCTGACTGTGCATCTTGTGTTGCAAGTCTATCGTAATCAAATTCAAGTCTTTGAGCAGCTCTTTGGTTCTCTTGTTCTGCTCTAAATCTAGTTTCATCTGCTTTTCTTTGCAGATCCATAGCTCTTAAATCAATTTCTTGTTGTTTAATTTTAATTAATGGGTCTTCTTTGTTCTGAGATGCGTTTTCAGTCTGTACTAACTCTTGAGTTATCTGTGCAGCAACTTTTGCTACCTCAGCTTCAAACATAATTTCAAATTGTTGAGGATCTTGTTGAGCAAGTTGTACCATTTGCGGGTTTTGCATCATCATTTCCTTAACTTGTGCCTTAGCTTTAAACGAAACGTGATCAGAAATGTGTGATTGTAATAATGCATACACCTGAGGATTAATTTGTACCATTCTAGATGCCATAAAGGCCATGTGAGCAGCAATATGTGCATCGTGATCTTGGAATTCAAATGCAGTTAACAACTTCATCTGTAGTGCACGTGCATTTTCTTTTGCAGGGTCTAAAGGTTCAGGTTGTTTTGGTGGTGGTTTTAGAATTTGATCTATAGTTTTTGTTCCAAGTGCTTCGTAAACACGTCTATACGCTTCATGTAAGTTGTGCATCTGTGGATTTGACTGTGCAATTTGCAATTGTGCCTGTGCTAACGTCACTCTTTGTGACATAGACATAATATTTGGGTCTGCAACAGGTAAAATATCTACTCTGTTATCAAAATCTGCCTGTTTTATCTGTCTTGGGCCACCGTAAACATCATAAGGGTACTCTGGTGGTAAATATTCACCACAAATTCTTGCTAAAATTTTAAATTCTAGTCTCATTGCGTAGTAGCAACGCTTGTGAACACCACTCATTACACGTGATCCTCTTTCCATCAGCGCCATTGTAGTTCCAACTGCTCTGTTTTGAGCATCATTACCAATATTTGAATCTGTTATTGCTGCAAATTTTTGTCCTGCTTGTACCACAAAGCCCATTAAGTTGTATAAAGTAGGTGATGGCTCTGTAAAAGGTAAGTTAAAAAACTGATCTCTTATATTTCCGCCAGGCGCATCTACATCTCTAAACTCTCCCGGTTGAATTGGCTGATCATCATCTCTAACTCTAATACCTCTAGACTTAAATCCTGCTGGTAGATTTTTTAAAGTACCTGCATCAATCAATTGTCTTAATGATTGAGTTGCAGCTTGCGATAAACCACCGATCATGTGTGTTAAACCAAAACCATAGAAACCTAATCCTGGTAAAAATTTGTAATGTACAAAGTATTCAGTTCTTGCGTAACTCATATCACCTGGTTTGTAGTTTCTATAAATAGATAAAATCTCTCCACTACCTTCATCAATAGTTACAATGTATGGAATTTTTATTTTTTTAGCTTTGTCATCAAAATCCTCGTAGTCATCTAAATTTAAATCTACGTGCATTTCAAGAATTGTATTTAAATAGTCTGAACCAGTACCTTTTACACCTTCTAGTTCATTTAATTTTTTCTGTACTGAATCTGGTTCTGAACTACTATCAATTAATTCTATATCTCTATAAAAACCTGCAGCCATTTTCTTTGTGACATCATTCTGTGTCATCTTAATTACATGAGTTATTCTCTCACAATCTTTTAAATCAGATGCATAGTATGGAACCACTAAATCTTCTGCAGGAATAAATTTAGATACAGGTCTATCTAACATTGCATCGTAGTAAATTTTCTTAAATGTAGATCCAGATAGCGGAAGGTAAAATAACATCTGATCCATGTCAGTTGTGTAATCTTCCATCTCCTCCATCAGCAGGTAATTCATGTAATCTTTAACTCTATCTGCTTGTTGTTCGGTAGCCGGTGTTTGTAAACCTACGACCTGTGTTCTAACTGGCCCATCAGATGGTACAAGTTCTTTGTATGCTTGTGCCTGGAATTGTGTAACAGACTCAGCTAACAACGGATGCGTGACACCGGAAGCTCCTTTAAATGGTTTTGTCACTTCTTGGTACTTAGTTCCTAATAAATCTAAACCTTTGATGTAAGCATCTTCCCATTCTTTTCGGGATGTCTTATCTTTTTTGTATTCTTCAATAAGCTCCATGGCCATGTCCTTAAGCTCTCGCTCGTCCATGCTTTCTGCTAANTTTGCATTAAAATCGTCTTGAGGTTTTTCTTCGATTACCTCTTCTTCACCCTCAACTTCTACCTCTACAGGAAGACCTTCTGGTTGCTCAACTACTTCTTCTGCTAATTCCTCTGTTACTTTTTCTACTGCCATGATTAATTGTACCTTATTGGTTTAAACATATCCACTACAAGTCCACCTTTGGACTTGTAAGTTTTTTGTGTATTTCTCATTAGTGGAACCACTTTAATAGCATATGCATCAAAATACAAGCGTGGATCTCCTTCTGGAATATTCTTAGTNCCCTTTTCAGGATTCATACCAGAACTACTGTGGTATGTGCTTTTNATTTCTTTTCCTTTTAATGGATGATCTTTTGGATATTTAAAAGTATCGCTACTTACAGACTTATATGGTTTTGTTGGATCGGATAAAGATATTTTTGTAGGTCCTGCTTTTGATCCATAGAACCTTGCATTCTTAGACATTACATCTGGAATAACTGCTTTACCTTTTTTACCAATACCTTTACCATTTGCGTAACCGTAAAATCTTTCGTTACCCGCTTTGTAACCTTGTCTGAAACTTACTTTGTCAAACGGGGCAACGGCTACGTAATCAACATTCTCACGTGCTGCTTTCTGCATCAAATATTTAATTGCATGATCTCCATATGAATCTGATTCNACCATTGGAAAGTAATCTTTTTTATCATCACNGTAAGTATTTCGTCTAGTAGTTAATCTTCTTAATTTTGTATTTATATCTTTCATTGATGCACCGATTGCATTTACTCTACCAAACTCATTGTTAACAAGTGCATCATCCATATCTTTAAGCATCTTACCACGTTGGCTAACAAGTAAATTTAATTCTAGATCAGCATTAAAAGGATTTAATCTTTTTTCGCCTGCTAGTTGTTGGGCTTTAGTCATAGTTTTTGCAATACTTTGATTTACATCAGATTGTATTTCATTAATCATAAATACTTTTTTCCCATCAGGTGTGAACCTTGTATCGTATCTAATATGATAAATATTATTTGTATCACCAATCTCATCACCAAAGTGTCCACCTTTATTCCGAAGTGATGCATTAGTTGGAATATCTTCTGGTAAAGTAAATATAGTTTCTCGGTAATCTTTACCNCCTTGTAATGTGTAATTAGTCTCACCACCATATCTTGTCTTTGTAGCCTGCATTGGTCCAACTTTATTATTTATTTCACCAATAACTTTGTTTAATGCTTTTTTTTCATCTACAGATACTAATCCAGAGTTTGTTAAATTTTTTAATGTATCATTCAAATCTCTTAATGCTGATCTACTTGGAACACCTTCATCAGCTTTTAAATAATATTGTAAATTATCTAATTCATATTTTATGGCATCGTTGTCTTTGTATTTAACTTGTAAATCTCTTACCGTATTTCTTGCATTCTTTGCTGCTACATCAAANGCTTCNTGTGCACCTTTGTTNACACCAAGTTCTATTGGTTTTAGTCTATTGATAGGATTTAATTTTAACATTGCTCCTATTTCATTAGCATCTAACTTCAAACCAAATTTCTTTGCTGCATATAACAGGCCACCTGTTANGTCTCCTGCTTCATTGAATACNGCTAAATTNGAATCNAATAATTCTTCTTTGGATACACTAACTTCTTTACCGGCAAAGGGTCCCGAATCGTATTTAAATCTTTTTTGTTCACGAACAGTTTTCTGTGCAGGCTTTCCGAATATTTTAAAGTTTACTTTTCTAGTTGATGTTAAATGATCTAGCCACTCATCTGCCGTGTACTTAGATCTACCCATTCTCATAGCCCAGTCATACGTTGATGAACCAAAAGCAGGTGCCATGTCATCACCCATCTGCAGGGGTTTTGTTTTTTTTAAAACTACTGGTGGGTTTTTTAATTCTTGNTCAACTAACTCTTTCGCTTGTGATTGAGAAGGTTTAGGTGTGTAAGTTATTTGTCTTGTCTGTTCTCCGGTGGCCGGTGTTGCTGAAGGCTTCTTAGCCTTGAGTAATTCCTTCCCCGCTCTAAGTATTGCCTTCAGGGACATTGTCCCTCCTATGTGATTTTAGTAGGTTTCGTTCTACCTAGTTTGCAACCTCTTGCTTTGATCATGGTGCCTGATTTGTAACCCATAGGTTTTTGCATCATGCCACCACCCATTTTTTTAGGTACTTTTTTTCCATACTTCATAAACATTTTATTAGTTTCAGATTTTTCTGCAGGGCCTCCTGAAACTCTTTTAATCATGCCACCACCCATTTTTTTATCTTTTTTCATTTTAGATTTTAAATATTGTTGTGCAGCGACTCCCACAGAACCAACACCTAAAGCTATTTTACCAACAGTAGATGCTCTTAATGCTTTCTTACCTGCTTCTAAAGCCATTTTTCTTTTGTTAAACTGAGATGGAGTTTCTCCAGGTTTAAAACCTTTTGCTTTTCTCATCTCTTCCATAGATGAGTAAGTTTTTTTGCCTTTACCAATTTTTGATCCAGGTTTGACTGAACTAATAACAGGAAGGTCTAGACCACTTCCTCTTTTGTATTTTGCTACACCACCCATTTTTCTACCAGAAACTCTTTTAAGCATNGCAAGTGGAGATAAAAATTCTATACCTTTAGCACCTTTGTCTTTTGCTTTTTTCATAAACATTAAACCAAGATTTGCTTTTGTTACACCACCGTTTTGTAAACCTTTTGCTTTCTTATACTCTTCAACAAGATTGATCGGCATTTTTGAACTCGTTACACCAGGTNTCATTGTTGATTTTTTTTTCATAAATTTTTTTGCACCTGCTGCTCCTAAAACTCCTAGAGCTAAACCAAGCGCGGCTTTGACTGGTTTTACTTTTTTCTTTTCTTCTCTAAGAACAGCGAAATCTTTTTCATCAATAACATTTGGTGGTGGAGCTTTGGCTGCAAT